CGTTCGTCGTGGCCTGGGGAGCAGTTATTTTCTTTGTCTTTGGGAGGTTTTAACCATGAACAATTTACCTGTTGAACTGCCCCTGTCGCTAAAGCTCGGGTGGTGGTACGCCGGCATCCTGCTTGTCATTTGCATCTGGGGGTGCCTGTGATCTCGAAAGAAGACATCAAGCGGATAAGAAAAACGCTCAACCGCTCTACCACCGCCATGGCTGAGATCGTCGGCGTTACCCAGAAGACCTGGGAGGAGTGGGAGGTGGGGGTCAAGCCTCAGCATCGCTACCGACCGAAACTGGACAAACTACTCGCCCACATCGACGGGCGGAAGGGGAGGGAATGATTGTCCGCACAGTCCTTGACTGGGAAACCGCTTACGGCAAGCATCCGGTAACACAGGAGGCGATCACCCTCTCCAAGATGACGACCGAGGAGTACGTCAGGCACCCACTGTTCAAAGTCCACGGCCTGGGGGTCAAACTCGAGCGGGAGAAAGCGTTCTACCTCTACAAGCGCGATGACCTGCTGCACTTCCTCAAGACCCACCCCTGGAGCAGTTCATACGTCATTGCCCACCACACACACTTTGACGGAGCAATCATGTCCTGGCGGGCAGGCATCCGCCCCGCACTTTGGGGCTGCACCCTGTCCATGGCCCAGGCACTCTATCCGCACGAGTCAGTGAGTCTGTCGAACATCGCCCGCCTGCTCGGGCCCGGCGAGAAGGGCTGCGAGCTGGTCAACTTCATCAATCTCTGGAGCCTGACCGACGAGCAGCAACGTATCCTCGGCGGGTACTGCTGCAACGACGTGGAGCTTACCTCGGATGCTTTCGATGCCATGAAGGGGCGGATGCCGGTCTCCGAGCTGCGCTTGATTGATCTGACCATCCGCATGTTCACTGAGCCGGTGCTGCAGGTCGAGCGTGGGGTGCTGGTCGAGGAGTACAAACGCGAGCGGCGGAGCAAGCGGGCGCTCTTAAAGAAATGTCAGGTGGAGAAAACCGAATTGGCCTCCAATGACAAGTTTGCCGCCCTGCTCCTAACCCTCGGCGTGGACCCACCGAAAAAACTCAGCCCAGCCAAGGTCAAAGATGGCCGGGTGGACCCGGACACTGCTGGCGAGCCCCCGCTCGGCCTGCTGCCGTCATTCGTTACAAAGGGCCTGCCGGTTGAGCAGCGGGCGGAGATGAAGGAGGCCGGGCGGATTTACCCTTGGGCCTACGCCTTCGGCAAGAACGACGAGGAGTTCAAATTGCTCCTTGACCATCCGGACGAGCAGGTCCAGGCGGTCGTCGAAGCCCGGTTTGGTATCAAGTCCACGATCAAGGAAACCCGCAGCAAACGGTTCTTCAAGATCGGCAAGCGCGGCGCCTTCCCGGTGTACCTGACCTTCTACGGTGCCCATACGGGGCGGTGGAGCGGCGGCGACAAACAGAACGCCCAGAACCTGGGACGGGTGGACCCGCGTGACCCGACCTCCGGGGCTTTAAGAAAATCCCTGTGTGCTCCTCCTGGCCATGTCCTGGTCGTCCGCGACCTTGGTCAGATTGAGGCCCGGAAACTGGCCTACTGGGCAGGCCAGGAGGACTTACTCGACCTGTTCCGCGCTGGAGGCGATCCGTACAACCGCCAGGCCTCGAAGATATTCGGGTATGAAGTGAACAGGAAACTCGACCAGTTCTGGCTGGAGGGGCTGGTGGGGAAGGCCTCAACCCTCGGCAATGGCTACGGCATGGGCTGGTCGAAGTTCCAGGAGTCCCTGCGGGTTGGGTTCATGGGTATGCCCTCGTTGCTGTTCGACGAGGCCGCTGCCTTGAAGCTGGAGGCCGATATCGATGTCTTTTGCCACCAGCGCAGTTACCGCCCAGGCTGCGGCACCCTGCGGGAAGAGGCCCTGATGCTGAAACCCTTGAACGTCGAGGAGGCTGCCCACCTCTGGCACTGCGCCGCGGTCAAGCAGATCGTCGATAAATACCGACAGAGTAACGGCGCAGTGGTCGCCGGCTGGAAGGAAGCGGGCCAGGCCCTGCACGCCATCATGGCCGGCGAGGAGATTGAAGTGGGTAAGCGCGGACTGGTCACTACCTGCAGCCAAGGATTTCGCTTGCCAAACGGCATGATTATCCGGTATTACAAGCTCAAGTGCAATGATAGGAAAGAGTTCCGGTATATGTCGAACCGGAAAAAGAAGGAATGGTCATACATCTACGGCGGCAAGGCGGTGGAGAATATCATCCAGGCCCTGTCCAGGATCGTGCTGTCCGACCAGTTGCTGAATATCCAGAAATGGATACGCGCCGAGCAACAGCACGATACACGCGGCATCTATAAAGTCGTCACTACCACCCACGACGAGGTGGTGTGCTGCGTCCCGCACTACCGGGCGACCGACTGCCTGGAGATGATGAAGGACGCGATGGCGACGGCACCGCCCTGGTGCCCGGACCTGCCGCTGAAGTCCTCGGGTGGGTTTGCCGTCAGTTACGGCGACATTGATAAATAAAGTCAACCCGCTGACAAATAACCCTTGCAATACCTTGTCAATCAGTTTACAGTTAATCGTGCCTTCCTAGATACCCTCGCAGGGTTGGGCTCCTCCGGCCGTCTGCGAGGGTGTCACTTTACAAAGGAGAAGAGATGAAGATATCATGTTCGTGCGGTGTGGTCTTTGACTCACACCTAGCTGAAGACATTGTTAACTTTCTGGCTGACCACAGTAGATGCGAACCCCCCGCAGTCACCCGCGCCCGGGAGATCCTCGAAGAGTGCGGGATCGTCGATGTTAATCAGACACCGACCGACCAGCTGAGGCCGTTGGTGGAGGTGATTGAACGGAATGTGGACCTGGAGAAACTGTGTGGATTGAGGGTACAGGTGCCGGACGCCGTGCTGACTCTTACGCAGGTTGACTACATGGGTATCCCCAAGGATACGGAAAAATTTGAGTGCTACCGGGTGACTAAATGACCGCCCCCCTCAACGCCAAAGGCAAGCCTTTCAGCTGGTCCTTTACCGCCCTCGCTGACTACGAAGGATGCGCGGCCAGGTACGCAGCCTCAAGATTTTACTGCACCCTGCCGTTCCAAGATTCCGAGGCGATAATCTGGGGCAACCGGGTCCACAAAGCCGGAGAACTTTTCCTCAAAGGCATCCCGCACAAAGACGAGGAGGCCCTGCTCCCAGTCGAGCCGTACTGCACCGCCATCTTGCGCACCGGTCATAAGGTCGAGGCTGAGGTCGAGGTCGCCCTGACCCGCGGTATGGCGCCGACCTCCTGGTTCGCTAAGGACGCATGGTTCAGGGCCAAACTCGACGTGGTGGTCACCAAGGTCAAGGAGAACTCCGTTTCTCTTCTGGATTGGAAAACCGGGGGCAAGATCAAAGACGCCCCGGACCAGCTCAGGATCTGTGCTGCTGCCCTGGCCGTCGTGCGCCCCTATCTGCAGGAGTTCAGTGGCAAGTATATCTGGACCCAGCACAAGCAGGTCACCGGCATCGAACCTATCAGCAAAACTGATATACCAAAAATCTGGCAGGAGTTCCTGCCGCGGGTGGCACGGATGGAGGAGGCGTGGAGAACTGAGCGGTTTGATCCTCGGCCTTCAGGACTCTGTCCCTGGTGCGCCGTGCCCGACTGCCCACAACGACGAGGAGAGAGGAGAGTATGAAAATCCTAGTGATCAGAGGGTGTATTGAGTGCAGACATTTTCAAAGGCATACCACGCAAACGAAATTTTGTCATCACCCATCAATAAAAAACGGAGAAAGTTTCGGTTGGAGAGAAATCCCCAACGGAATGGCATTTCCTGAGTGGTGCCCGCTTGAGGATGCCCCGAAGGAGGGGTAAGAATATGCCTAAAGCAGCAGTTGCCATAGACAACTGGAAACTATCAATCTTCAAACGTCATCTTTCTGACGCTGGATTTCAGTTTGAACAACATCCAGGAGTTACCAAGGGCACGCTAACCCTGACAGTGGTTACAGCCTCCATAAACGACCTTGAGAAAGTGGTCAGAGCCGCAAACGCAGAAGCGCAAAGGGAGAAACTGCAATGAGGGAACAACCAAAAACCTGCATGACCAACGGCGAAGCCGTGGACCCGAATCATCGGGAGATTGACCCTGATTCCGGAATGCAAAAAGGCTATGTGGTCCTATGCCTAGAGGAACGCGCAAAGGGATTCGTTCGACCAGTACGCCAGAGCTACAAGCACACAAAGTGCGGCATAGTGACGAAGATGGGGCTCTCATTGGCTGAGACGTACGCCCGCGACCCGAAGTTTTACGGCGGCACGTTTTGCTGTGGTTGTGGTGCGCATTTCCCGGTTGCTGAGTTTACCTGGGAGGGGTCTGATGAGACTGTAGGGTCATGATCCTCACCTACGAAGACTATCTCGATTACTGCGAAGCGACCGACACCTACCCTCTCGACCCCGATGCCTGGCAGCAGGAGAAGGACGAGGCTCGGGCGGAAAGACTCATTCAAAACAAGGAGATTGATAATGCTGACTGATACTGTAAAGCGATCCATTTTGGAAGGCACCGACGCACCATTCCTGGTCCGGAAGGACGGTAAGCTCTTTACGAAGATTGATCGTATCCAAGTGCTTATCGGCCCGAAGATCGACACTACCAAAAACCGCACCGTTGATATAAAAATGTTCAACGGCCCCACCCTTGTGTCCATTCAAGAGATTGGTCCGTTCCGCATAGGCGACGAACTGAACATCGATGGTTTTGAGGCTCTCTCTGAAGTAAAAATATTCAGTGGGTGCGGCGCATGATTCCTTGTATAGATGTGTCCCTCGACCTTGAGACCATGGGCAACGGCCCGGATGCGGCGATCATTGCCGTCGGTGCGGTCGAGTTCTCGCTCGAAACTGGCCAACTCGACCAAGAGTTCTATGAGGTCGTCGATCTCGAGTCCTCAGTGGCCGCTGGCGGCACGATCACACCCTCGACCGTACTCTGGTGGATGCAGCAGAGCGACGAGGCCAGGAAGGTCTTTGAGCGCAAGGGCGAGCAGATCGCCACCACCCTGCACCACTTCACCGGCTGGGTGTATCAGCTGAACGGAGTGCGCAACGTCTGCCTGTGGGGCAACGGCGCCGCGTTCGACAACGTCATTCTGCGCGGGGCCTACGAGCGACTGGGGTTGAAGGCACCGTGGAACTTCTGGGACGATCGGTGTTTCAGGACGGTCAAGGCCCTGCATCCAGAGGTTGAGTATGTGAAAACCGGCACGGCGCACAACGCCCTCGACGATGCCAAGAGCCAGGCGCTGTATCTTATGAAGGTGCTGCGATGATCCCCTACGGAAAAGAGTACCTCTGGCCGATCATCAAGGCTGAATTGAGCATCCTGCTCGTTGTTTTTGGAATTTGGGTGATGGTATGAGCAAATTCATAGACGCAATTAAGGCGGAAATGACCGGGCGGAAGTTTGCTGATATGCTTATTCCGCCCCTGTTGAGCGTTACCGAGGATCTACAACGCGTTGATGACTACTCTACCGCCGTTGAATACCGGATACACGTAACATACGGATGCAACGTGCAGTGCCAGCCAAAAGATCTTGAAGATGCGAAAGCCAATATCATCAGGAGCCTCCGGGAAGAGATATTCGGGGATGCTCGAAAAAAGGCGCACGCACTGCACAGAGCGGTCTACTCTGGCAGCCGGGACCAAGTTTTTGAGAAGCTCGATGACCTCATGAAGGAGATACTTGGATGACTCCTGAAGGCCTCGTCAAGGATGCCACGAAAAAACTCCTTGCCAAGTACAAAATCTACCCCGCCTCTAAGGCAGGGTCCGGACCTGGAGGGCGAGGACTGCCACTCGACGCCGCTGGGTGGTATTGGATGCCTATAAAAGGCGCAGCTTTTGGGGTCCGGGGCATCCCCGACTTTGAGGGGCACTACCGAGGACGTTACTTCGGCTTAGAGACGAAACGGAAAACGGCAAAGGCGGAAGGATTCCAGAAGATGCAAGTGGATGCAATCCGCTGCTCGGGCGGCGCCATTTTCGTGATCGACGGCGAGGAGTCGTTGAAGGTGCTTGAGGAGTGGCTCAATAAACATTGAAGGAGAAGACCATGGGATCAAGACAGTCAGACCGCTACTGGCGCGAGCGAGAGATGGAGTATCTGGAAGGTGAACTAGCCGCCGACTGGGAGGCCTTGGAGGACGAGAGAAAGGCAGAGCAGGAAGCTGCTAAGGCTGACGAAGAGTACGAGGATGAGAGGGACGAAGAGTGACCCCTGCCCGAGTAATCAACGACCATTATGTCCTGCAGACCCTAGACGCCGGCCAGTTGCAGGCAGTGTTCCCCGACCTGAAGGTCGCCGTGGTGCAGGGCAGGCAGTTCGTCGCCGTGCCGCAGACCCTCGAAGCTGCCCGGGTGTTGAATAATCTTGGGGTTAAAGCCCCGTCTCCTATCCTCTCAAAGTATAATTGGCCTGGCAGGTTCACACCGCGATGGTATCAGTTAGAGACTTCGGCGTTTTTCACGTTAAATGCCCGGGCTCATTGTCACTCAGCGCCAAGGACTGGGAAGACCAACGCCGCCCTCTGGGCCGCTGATTACCTGCGGAAAGAAGGCTATGTTCACCGGGTTCTGATCGTCGCGCCACTGTCTACGCTTTTTGATGTCTGGGAGAGAGCTATTTTCGAGTCCCTGCCGCTCAATACTTTCGCCGTCCTGCACGGCAGCCGGCAGAAGAGACACGACCTCCTGGCCCAGAAACATGACTACTACATCGTCAACCATCATGGCGTCGGCCTGATCGAGGAAGCCCTGTCACACCGGCCGGACATCGATCTGGTGATCGTCGACGAGGTCGCAGTTTTCAGGAACTCGCGCAGCAAGACTCTATTCAAACCCCTCAACCGCGTGCTCAACGGCCAGAAGATCGCCCGCGCAGCCTGGGGGCTGACCGGTACCCCGACCCCATCGGAGCCAACCGACGCATTCGGCCAGTGCAAACTCCTGACCCCCGAGAATTATCATGGTCACTTCACGGCGTTCAAGCAGGAGACCATGCTGCAGTTCGGGCCGTTCAAGTGGGTGCCCAAGCGCGGCTCAGAGCAGTCGGTGGCCAGGATCCTGAAACCCTCGATCAGGTTTGAACGCTCAGTCTGCACCGACATGGAGCCCTGTTTCATAGAGCGCCGGGCCGAGATGTCAGAAGATCAGAAGAAGGCCTACAAGCAGCTGATCCAGCAGGCGGCCACTGAGGTCCGGGGCTCGACGGTGACAGCGGTCAATGCCGCTGTGCTGATATCCAAGCTCGTGCAGACAGCCTGTGGCGTAGTGATAGCCGCCGACGGCACCCTAGTCAAGTTCGACTTCGGCCCGCGCATGAGCGTCCTCGAGGAAGTGATCGCCGAGAACGATGAGAAGGTCATCGTCCTGGTCCCCTTCACCGGCGCCCTTGATGCCGTGGCAACCGAACTGAGAAAGAGGTGGTCAGTGGCGGTGGTTGACGGCCGGGTGTCTGCCGGGGCCCGCACGACGATCTTTCGGGAGTTCAGAACGCTGCCCAACCCGCATGTCCTGGTCGCCCACCCGCAGGTTCTGGCCCACGGCCTCGACCTCACCGCCGCCACGCTGACGATCTGGTACGCGCCGACCTACAAGGCTGAGGTCTACCAGCAAGCCAACGCCAGGATGGACGGCAGCAAGCAGAAAATCAAGATCGATATCTGCCACCTGTACGCTACGGCGGAAGAGAAGAAGATCTATCAGGTGTTGAAGGACAAGGGAAAACTTCAAGAGATCGTCCTCAGCCTGAGCAACAATAAAATGTAAACCAAGCAACAAATAATAATTGACAACCCGTTGACGAAGTTGTAGGGTGTAGGAAAGGGGGAAGGAAATGAGAGAGTATCGAAACCTGCACCAGGTCTGCCCGAAATGCGGCGATGAGCCCTATAAG